TCAAGTGGCAACCATTGTGGGCACTGCCGCTAACGGTACTGGAGCCTCCGGAATGTTAGTGCCTGTGGAAGCCATCCCTGCCTTTGGTCAGGATGACGCAAGCGCAAACTTCATGGTTGCGGGTTCTCGTCAATCGGACATCATCCCTACGCAATCTAAGCCCACAAGCCTAACGATTACTGCGGCATGGAATCCTAGTGATACAGCGCTGCTTCAGATTCGTGCGGACGCGTACTCTGGCGTTACAGATCGCACTTATGTGGTGGCGGCTGCTGATGGCTCAAACACCATCGCTTATGCGTTTAATGGTCGGGTTGGTCAGTTCCACATTGACTCTGCCCCAGGCGCTGAAGCTAAATGTGTATTTACCATCCATCCTCGGGGCAACCAATATGGTTGGTCAAACACATGACAGTAGATGAAGCCATCACCATTATCGTGGAGACATACGGCGACATTGATCTTGTCGCTCGTGGTCTTGTTGTTGATGCTGCCGAAGTCGCTGAAGCAACCGCAGAACCAGACACGGCGCAAGCGGTGGCTCTAGCCCTACTTAAAAAATACAACCCTTAAATGACCAATACAATACAAAACACTACTGACTTGCTAAGTTACTTAACCAAACAAGCAGAATCGCGTAAAGACTGGTTTGGATTTATGCAACAAAAAATGACATCAATCACTCTGGCTCATCAGATCGCGGCTAATCACGCTGATTCGATGACGCCAGAGCAGGTTATTTCCTATGTCATGCGGCTCAATGAATTGATTTACCGAAACATCATCATTAAAAATGTCTGAAGATAAAGGCTTCACAACTATTATAAAGTGGCAAGGCTTTAAAGAGTTTGAAGAATTATTGGACAAAATAGATGAAGATTTTGGTGAAAAAGACTCGCAAAATATTCTTAGAAACGCAATGAGAGCGTCAATGGTTCCTGTGCTTAATTCAGCAAGAGGACACCTTGAAGCCAACGGAAACGTGGACACGGGACAATTACTAAAGTCTTTACAGGTAGAGGCAAGAAAGCCTACCGCGCGGGATAAAAGGTCTATTTATTCCACCCCGACAATGATAATGATTGCAAGGGTCACTGTCGCACCAGGGCGTAAATTTTTACCCGATCAAACCAATAAGCACAAACAATTTACAAAGACATTTAAAAGCGTTAAAACGGGAAAATTGCAACACAACATAAGCGATGCCCGAGCTTTTGCAATAGAATTCGGTACAGCTAGATGGCAACAAGGTGAAGGTAGACCTTTTATGCGTCCAGCGCTTGAGAGCAATGCCGTGTCGGTGACCAATAACTTAGGTCAAATGCTTGGCAATGCGTTATTAAAATATAAATCCAAAGTGATGAAGGTAAGATAAAACATGACTCTAGAAAACGCATTTGGTACGAGCTTTAACGCTGATGCAGTCCGTACCCGCACATTCACATTAAACGGCAATCAATTCAAGGTTAAAGTGCCTTTGACCGCTGAAATTGAGGCGCTTTACGAGCGCGTTAAAGTTGTCGATGAAAGCAAAGTGGCTAAATATTACGCCGATTTGTCTAAAGAGTTTTTTGACAATAAAGACAAATACGAAGGCGACCCTGACATTGAAATAAAAGATGCAGACATCTTTATCAAAGGTCGCTCACTGCTTGAGACCGCCAGAAGTAAAGTTATTACCGAAAATCGAATTACTGAGATGGTTCGGTTATTGGTTCCCGAAGATAAAGATTTTGACATGTCCAAAGTGAGTTACGAGGACATTGACGCCTTGTTTCCTTTTGGCGTTCAGCTAGAATTGATTGATGAAATTAACTCGGTGATTGCTCCGAGTTATGCGGCAAACAAAAAAAAATAATAGGGTCAGTTCGTAGGCAAGTTAAAGCATATTTAACGGCACACGGCACTGACCCGAACAAGGTAGATGAGTCAACCTTTAATGACATCTGCGTCATGTATGCGGATGGCATGGTGGGCAACCGAGCGATTGTGGAAATCTTAGGTTGTTTGACTGCTGGACAGTTTAATAAAGTGCTACCCAAAGGCGCACCGTCATATAAACTACAAGACATTATTGGCAGGGCTTATGACTACCTTTATCCACCCTTGGATGAGAAAGAAAAACAAGCGATAGCAAGTTCCCAATTGTTAGCGTTTGCAATGTTAAGCCCAGGCGCACCAAAACATTTGTTTGAGGGTCAAAATGGCTAACATGATCGCGGGGCTAGGTGCCCAATTATCGCTAGACAATACCGAGTTCAAAAAAGGTATTGCCGAAGCCAAAGAATCTTTAAAAGAACTTAAAGAGTATTTACCCGAAATCATCTCTATTGCTGGCTTTGTTGAATTGACAAAAGCTGGCATGGAGATGTCCAAGCAAATCGTTGAAGTTTCTAAAGCCAACGAAGTCGCTATCTCTAGCGTTTTAGAACTCTCAAAAGCATTAGAAGAAAACGGCGGCTCTGCTGAAAACGCTGGTCAGGTTTATTCTGGCTTTACGCAAAAGGTTGAAACAGCCCGCTTGGGTAGCGCAAGAGCGCAAGAATCCTTTGCCCGTTTAGGCGTTACTTTAGACGATCTGCGGCATTTATCTGAGCAAGACTTATTTGAAAAAACTGTCACCGGTTTATCAAAAATGAGCGATGCGTCCGAGCGTAACGGCTTGGCGTTTCAGACTTTAGGGAAAGCTGTTCGTGGGGTTGATCTCAAGGGGTTACAGGAAACGCTTGAAGAAACCAAAGGCACGATGGACAAATATGCTCAGTCCATTAATGACGCACACGACTTAAGCCTTAAATTAGAAGCAGCTCAACACAGTTTAAAACTGGAATTTACAAACGCAGTGATTCCTACTTTAAACGCGTTCTATGACGCAATGAACAACGATGGAACAATCATCAAGGAATTGATCCACTGGGTTGGTGAGTTTGTTAAGGTAGCCACAGTGATGGCTAAATTTACGGCTACCACAGTCAGGGCGGTTATTAGCGATGTTGGCACTTTGTGGGAAGAAGCAAAGTTAGCGATGACTGGTCATTTTTCCGAGATCGGAAAACTATGGCAAGAACAACAAGCTAAAACAGATGCGATGGTTAAAAGTGATTTTGATTACTTTGATAAATTATTTAACCAACAAGAAGATCACGCCAAGAAAGCCAAAGAAACCCAAAAGACAGCAAACAACGAGGTTCTTGCTTCGTATCAAAAACAATTAGATGCGGCGAACAATATTGCTAAAGCATATCAAGCGCAAGCTAAAGAAGGCTTGTATGTTTTAGAGAGCCAATTACAAATTAGCCAAGAAACAAAAAACCAAAAACAATTAAACGAAGAATTGTTAAAGGTTACGGTTGAAAAAGACAAAGCGCTAACCGAGGTTGATAAACAGATTGAAGCGGCAAAGAAAATAGGTCAAGGTCACGACATTATTATTGCTACGCTAAAAAAAGAAAAAGAACAAATCTTAGACACTTATCAAACCACGTTACAAGAAACTGAAAAGTTAGTTTTAGAAGTTCAAAAATATCAAGAAAGTTTTGCTTACGGTTGGGACAAGGCTTTTAAACAATTTAGAGATGATGCTCAAAATCAATCTGACGCTGGTGGACAAGCATTTAATACAGTAGTGTCTAGCATGGATTCTGCTTTGTTTAACTTTGTCAAAACAGGAAAATTAAACTTCAGTGATTTAGTTGGCAGCATCATAAAAGATTTGATGTATGTTCAATTAAAAATGCAAGCTAATGATTTGTTTGGCAGTTTATTTACAAGCGGCAAATCAATGCTTAGTGCATTTTTAGCTGGCCCCGCTAATGGTGCAAGCGGTTTAGGCACTGGGGTTACTGGTTTTGGTTCATCTTATGCGGAAGGTGGTGATCCAACGCCAAACACGATTAACTTAGTTGGTGAAAATGGCCCAGAATTGTTTATCCCTAAACAAGCCGGTACAGTTATTCCAAACAACAAATTAGCCGATGCAATGGGTAATGGTCAAACCACAAATGTGACCAATAACTACATCAACGCAATTGACACTAAGTCTTTCGAAGAAAGAATATTGGGAAGCGCAACAGCGGTGTGGGCGGCTAATCAATACGGGGCTAAGAGCCTGGCGACAACAACAGGGAGAACGTAATGTCATTCCAAGCAATCGTTGACATTCAGCAATCAATGAATGTGAACAACAGACGGACGGTGGGTCAACAAGTTAGCCGTTCGGGTCAAGTTCGTGTCGCGCAATACTTAACATCGGTTCCTTGGGTGTTTACGGTCACGCCGCATAACTACCTTTATTACCCGCAGGTTAGAAACATCATTCAAACGATTGATAACCTAGATCGCCAATTGCCCCAAACGATTACCTTTGCAAGCCAAAACTTATCATGGTTTACGGCGTATCAAGGCGATTTAACACTAAGCCAAGTTAACGCTTTAACATTGGCAGCAGTGCCACCAGCAAACAGTCAAACGATCTCTGTGGGCAACTTGCCTTCTGTGTCATCAACCGCTTATGTATTCAGGGCGGGTGATTTCCTCCAGTTGGGTGTTTATCCTTACAAGGTCACCGCCGATGTTTTAAGGGGTTCAGGGTCTACGGTATCCGTTAACCTTCACCGTCCGGTTATTGGAACGGTGACAACCGGAACCTTAACAGCAGTGGCGAATAATTGTTCTTTTTACGTCTTGGCTGAACAATGCCCAACGTATACACTTAACCCAATGGCTAACGGTGCTTTTGTTCAATGGGATAAACCATTTGTTTTTCGTGAGGACATCACAGGATGAGTACAACAATTGCGGCGCTTTCAAGCCCATCAATTAACTATGGTGAGTTTGTGCGACTTACCACTGCAAGCGCAACTTACACCTTTTGTAACGCTGCCTCGCCAATCACGGTGCTTGGGGTGACTTACTCTAACCTTGGCTCTTTACTGTCTATTGGTGACATTAAACGGGAAACCAAAGCCACTAGCGGCGATTTAACTTTAAGCCTAACCGGAGTGGATGGCGCTAACGTAGCTGTCATTTTAAGCGCAGACATTAAAGGCTCTACGCTAGAAATCTGGCGTGGATTTTTTGATTCTGATAATCAGATCATCACAACGCCAACGCTTCAGTTTTTTAAACGATACCAAGGGTATGTAAGTAATTTTTCAGTGAATGAAGACTGGAACGAACAAACCCGCACAAGGATTGCAACGTGCTCAATTAGTTGCGCGTCATTCAGGACGATCTTACAAAACAGGATTAGTGGGCTAAAGACTAACCCGACTGTGTGGGCAAACTATTACCCTGGCGACACAAGCATGGATAGGGTTCCGGTAATCGCATCGGCTTATTTTGATTTTGGTCAACAACCAACCCCAGGTAGCCAAGCGGCAACAGATGCTCCTTCAGATTATCAACCATTTGGGAATAGCGGCGGCGCATGATAAGACAAGCTACAAGACACGATATTCCGGTTTTGATATGGATGATGCGGGAATACGCAAAAGAGGCTCCTATGCTTGTTTTAAGGAATCCTGAGCACCATAACGCCGAACACGTTGGGCAATTGATATTCCAGATGCTGAATGGCAGAGGATTTATCTTAATTGATGATGACCACAGAGGCATGATTGCGGCAATCATCACGCCTAATGTCTGGAGTCCAAGGGTTTTAGAGTTAAGAGAGCTGGCTTGGTGGGTGATGCCAGAACACAGGGGAAAGTCAATTGGCGGCAAACTGTGGGTAAAGTTTGATTCAATAGCACAAGACATGTTAAATGCAAAAAGGGTGGATTTTGTTTGCACAACAGTGATGGCAAACTCCCCATTGATAGACTACACAAAGCGGGGTTATAAACCGCTTGAAGCCACATTTTTTAGAGATTGATATGCCATCAACACTTATATTGTCTGCAATTGGTCTTGAGTTGACCGGAGCATCCTTAGTGGCGGCACGATTCGCTATTAACTTTGCAGTCTCAATGATTGTGTCTCGGGTGTTTTCCTCATCCGCAGGGAATCAGAATACAAACAACGGGG